CATTATATTATCTTCATTGACAAGTTCTCCTCTTGCTTTTTCCATAAGGAAGTTGTCGTAAACAGCTTGACAGATATTAACTCTCGACCGCATAGAGCAGTGATTGTTCGCTGTCAGCATATTTAATTGCTCGTGCCATGAGGAACCAGTGTCACCGAACATACAGTAAGCCATTTGATGAATATCTCGCTCAGTGTAGTTCGTGTTGATGTAGGCGTGAATACAGTCAACCATCTTTTCAATTTCTGTATCTTTGTCAAAAGTCAAGAATTTGTCAGGGTATCGGTAGCTGAGAATGTACTTTTCCATATTCAATCCAAGTACTGAGAACCACTTTTCTAATGTTCTGTAACCAGGCTCACCTATTCCGGATTCCCAGTTCTGAATTGTAGTGACTGACTTTCCGAGAGCTTGAGCCATTTGCTTTCTTGTTTTTCCGGCATCTGTTCTTGATTTTGCAAGCATGTTGCCAAAATTCTGCGCTTTTTCAATCTCAGATGACAT